GATCTAATCAACTGTAAAGTCTTGTTTGCTTCTCTAATGTTTAAAACACTATCAATAGTAAAGACACGAGTACCATAAGCAACTCTCATTTTTGGTGCTATGTCTTTTAAGTATCTAAGTTCTACTTTGTGAGAAACTTCTGCATTTGTTCCTGCTTTAAAAAACTCTTTAGCACTAAGTGGAGTTATACTTGCATAAGCCGATTTAAAATCAACCCATCCTTTTAACACTTCTCCGAAATCATTTTGAGTTTCAGAGTATGTTTGTATAGTCACTTTGTGCTTTAAGTTTCCGCTTCGCATTAAGAGTTCCTAACAATATATGGTGTAAGTAAGTTCTCTATAAATTTGTTGCCAAACTCAGCGATACTTACACCAATTACAAATTCCTCTCTATTTTCATAAAGAGTTGCTATTTTTACTTTCATATATTGCTTCAATGACTCTGGAACAGAAACATATCCACTTATAAAAGTAATTTTTATCGCTTTTGCATGAACTTTATAAGTTGGTAAATCTTCATAGCTAATCTTTCCTATCCCATTATTTTCATATAAATAGTATTTTGATATATCTAGTATTTGATAAACACCATCTGCATCCATATACTCAATACTTGAAATTGATTGAATAGGATTTTTAGGAAGTCTAGTTATAAAACAATCTGCATACAATTCAAAAGTTGCACTCTCTAGCTGTCTATTTGTTACATTTTCAATATGCTCTCTCGACACATTAATTAGTGTGCCTAAAAGAATATCGCTATCAGTATCAAGAATTCTAAGAAACTCTTTTACTTCTGTTAATGTAATAGGTTCAGCTATTGGTGCGACTGTTTGAATTAATTGCATCTATTTTTTACCGCCTTTTTTACTAACCACTGCATCTCTCTTTGAAAGTGCCTCAACTGCTTCGAGTAGTTCTCCATCACTTAATACCTCTCCGTTTAGTTCAGCTTCTTTTTTAATAACCGCTTCATATAATCCGTTTAGTTCGTTTTGAATAACACCCTTTTTTAAAATAGCATTAGACTCTGCAAGTGCCTTAGCCTCTCCTGCTTTAAGTTTTTCAACTTTAGACATAAGTGACTTTTCTTCTTTTTCAGTCTTTGCTTTTGCTATACCTTTTTGAATGAAATTGATTGCTTGTAAGTCAGACTTAACATCAATCTCATCTCCTATTGATAGAACACCATCAACACCGCTAAGGTGTTGGAGAAGTATAAGTTTCATCTACTTATACCGCCGCGTTTTGACCTACGTTGAAAGCTTCATCAATGATTGTTTTACCATCGACTCGCTTAGTAACTTTAAATCCAACCATACCAGTACCAGCATATAGTTCGTTAAGTCTTTGAATAGTCATCTCGCCTCTGTCAGCAATTTGATAAGCAGAGAAGTCACCAATACAGATAAACTTAGCACTTAAGCCAATTTCAGCCATGTTGTTATCGATAACGATTGGTCTACCAAGTAATGATGGTCTACCCTCAGAGTCAAGTGCTGCATCATAAATATAGTCACCATTTGAGTTTTTGAGTTTTCTGATAACTTTCTCAGTCTTGTCAGTCATTCTCCATACTGCACTTTTGCGATACTCAGCTTTTAAGTCATAAAAGATATCAATGATTTCATCTGATGTTACTGCTGTTCCTGATGCTGTTGTTGAACTTGCACCTATTGTTGCACCAGTAATGTAACCAGTTGGCTTTTTAACACCATCACCTACTGCGAATGTTGGAGCTTCTGCTTTGTCGATACCTAAAGCAATTTGACCTGCCATGTATGTTTCAAAGTTAATCATAGTGTCTTTGAGAAGTTCCTCAGAAACCTTGATAATTCCACCAAGCTTATAAGCATTTAAAACTTTGTTCCCAAAAGTAGATGAAGTTTCGCCATATACTCCTGACTCATCAATCCATGCAAAAGTTGGTGCTGTTCCCTCTGTTGGAATGTTACGAGTTGAGTCTGTACCAATTACAGTAGAGATTGAACGAGTTGCACTTAAATCATTTAGTTTTGCAACAACTGTGTTTTGGTATGAAACTGGAACTGTAAAACCACCATCTGCATCTACACCTTCAGTCATAGCAGCAACTGCTTCGCCTAAGTTTTGACCTGCTAAATAGTTGTCAAACGAATTTCTATAATCCATCTTTTCTATTGCACTAGCATCTGTTGGAGTGATAACCGCATCAACTTCACTTGCAAGTATATTTTCAGTCTCAGAAAGTTTTACATCACGATTTGCTTTGTCAAATTTAGCTTGTAGTTTTCCATACTCTGCTAACTGTGTATCATCCATCTCTGCATGAACTTCGTTAAAATCTTTCATTGCTGAAAGTGCCTCTGCTCTAAGAGCCTTTAATTTTTCTAGCATTCTAATTCCTTTTTTAATATTTCAAGAGTTCTTGCTCTTGCTTGTTGAGCTGATAAATCAACCGCCTCTGGTGTTTCCACTTCTGCAACTTCTTCTTTTGGAAGTAGTTTTGCAACTGCTTCATAAGATAGGGTTTCATGTTCTAATATTGAATTATTACAAGCTTTTAAACCCTCTAATGTAACAGCAAGTGCAGATGCTTTATCTGAGTTTATTTCGATAGTATTAATCTCATCTACAAAACCAGCATCAAGCATTTCAGCACCATAATAAAAAGCTTCTTTTTCCATAAGGCTGATGGCTTCGCTTTTTTCCATCTTTGTTTTAGCTACATAAGCATTTGCAATAATTGAGGATAATCCCTCGCTTATGTCTGCTGCTTTTCTTAAATCAATGTAGTTTCCTGCAACTGGCAACCAAGCAAGGTGTATCATATAAACAGAGTTTGTGTTTGCTATAACCTTATCACCTGCAAGTGCAATATATGATGCGATACTTGCTGCAACTGCACCTATTTCAACTGTAACAACTCCTTTGTCGTACTGAGCGATTGCATTGTAGATTGATATGCCATCTATAACACTCCCACCTACTGAATTAAGCTTTACAGTCACATCACCTGACATATTGCTTAGTTGTAAAGCTATCTCTTTAGCATCGACTTCCCATGAGCCAATTTGCCCATCTATAATAATTTCATTCATTAATTAGGCACTCCTTTATTTAGATTTGTAACTGTTGATAAATTTAGTTGAACATAATGCTCATCTCCACCATCAAACCCATTCTCATCTTCGTATGCTCTAATCTCATTTGGAGATATAGAACCTATGTTAAAACGAGTCTGATAGTATTCTGCTTTTGTTTTTGTATCAACTCTAAGCATTGCATTGTATTTGAACTTAATTGATGTTTTTGACTTATCTTGTGGCAGTAGAAGTGATTGTCTTAACTGCTCTTCAATGATTGTTGTGAGTGGGAAAATAGTACCACTATAAAAAGAAAGAAACCTCTGCTCTAAGTTTCCATAAGCTGTATTTGTTGCATCGTTTAGCATAGCAGTTGGAACACCAAAAATGTTTCCGATTTCTTCACGATTAAACTTTCTACTTTCTAGCCACTCAGCATCGCTGTTCTTTAAGTTAAGTGGCTTGAATGTAAGTCCACCTTCTAACAATAAAGGTGTTCCTGCATTGTCTAAACCTTGATATTATTCTGTTATGTTTTCTCTTAGTCGTGCATAACTTTCATCGTTAAGTGTTTGGTCTGTCTCAAATGCACCTGATGGCTTAGTAGAGTTTTTAAAGATTTTATTTCCGTGAATAGATGCACTGTTTGCGAACTCTAATGTCTGCTTTGCATATTCAATTCGGGATAAACCTTTTAGTCCGTTTGCATCTGGAATGTCATATATATGTAAAACTCTCTCAGTTCTTATATATTTTCCATCATATTTATATGTTCGTTTTTTTGATTTTAAACTATAGATAACTTCCATTTTGTCAGAGACTAATGGATATAGTGCAACTACTTGACCTAAACCATTTCGCACTATTTGAGAGTAATGATTTCCTCTAAGGTCTATATCTTGGCTAATCATTTTTTTATATAGTGAAGCTGTTAAGTTAGGATTTGGCTCGTATCTGAGCATATTATATAAAGTGTTTTCTCTATCTTCTTGTTTACCAGTGTCTGTTCGCTTATATGTTTTTATAGGCATAACTGATATTGCATTCGCTTTTATATTTACACAAGCAAACACAGTTGATATTTTTTGTGCATTAGAAGATGTTATCGAAGTTTCGCCACTAAAAAATGAGCGAATAGCATTAGTATCTGTTGAAGAGAACTCTGCTTTTGAAGATGAAAATAGATTAGTAAATGATTTTATAATTCCCATGCTCAAATAATGACATAGGAACTAAAGAGAGCTAAAAAATGTAAACTTTTGTTTACACTAGAATATGATTTTATTTATTTGTATGTTTCTTTTGTAGCAAAACTTAGCTATTTGCTTAATAGGGAGCCTATCTTTCATAATTGACATTCTGAATGATGAATAGGGTATTTCTAACATATCCGCAATATGCCAGTCTCTAACACCACCGCTTATTTCAATGCTAACTATATCTTTTATTCTTTCTATCGCTTCTCTCGTTTCTATAAATTCGCTCACTTATAAGCTCCTAATATTTGGTATTGATGTACTTTCTTGTTTTGATATTAATTTCACACCTATTGCCATAGCAAGAGCTACTAGCCCATCCACTTTTTCACTTGATTTTGATTTGTCTATTTTAATTGCATCAGTAGGGTCTACTTTCAAAGCAACATTTGACATCATCCAAGTAAGCACTTCGTTATTTCCGTGATTAAGTTTTTCTTGCAATACAAGTGTTTCTATCTGCTTAGTTGGGCTTGACATAGAAGCATAACCTTGTCCGAACTGCACCATCTGAGATACACCATCGTTTTCTAAATTCTGAACAAGGCTTGAAGCATTCCATCTGTCATAAGCAATTTCTTTAACATCAAATTTCTCACAATCTGCTTTTATTTGATGTTCAATAAATGCATAATCAATAACATTCCCATCTGTTGCAGTTATTAGTCCTTTTTTAACCCACGACTCATAAGGAACTTTATCTTTTCGACTTCGCTCTCTCATATTGTCCTCTGGTATCCAAAACCTACACATAACATCGTACTCATCATTATCTTTTGGAAATACTAGAACAAATGCGGCGATATCTGTTGTAGATGCAAGGTCTAGTCCTGCATAGCACTCTCTGCCTTTTAATTTATCTTCATTTATTTCGTTCTTAAAAGATTTGTTCCATTTATCTGTGCTTATCCATGTATCAACTTTATCGCACCACACATTTAAGTGTTTTGTCTTAAAAGCTATTAGTGATTGTGCTGAATTTTCTGCTTGAGAAACCTTACCTTCCATATATGAGTATGTTGGACTTACTCCCATGTTTGGATTTACTTTTTCCCATATTTTAGGATTTTTCCAGTAATCATCATCTTTTAAATCTTCTTTGCTTGGCTCAAATAAAACTGCATAAAACCTTTCATCTCTAAGTACACCATCTTTAACTTTTTTTGCATACTGATAAATATCTGTATAAAAAAAACCTTGTAAGTTGTACCCTGCTGTTGATAGATGTATCTCTAGTGGCTCATTCCTTCCTGCTAATCCGTCTGTCATAATTTGATATAAGTCTTTACTTGTGTGAGCATGACCTTCATCGACTGTAAGGAAACTTGGTCTTAGTCCATCTTTTGTATCTGCCGAACTCGTTAAGCTTTGAAATTCATCTAAAAAGGCATTATTCTCTCTTGTTATTCTTGGAGGTTTTACTGTTGATTTAATCATATTATATAAATCTGGCTCTTGCTTCAACATAGTTAAAAAAACTTTGTGGATTATCTTTGCTTGTTCTGTTTCAGTTGCTATTGAGTATTGCTCTTTTGCTTTTTCTTTATCTATAAAAAACATAACTGCATGAAGTAACCCAGCAAATTCAGATTTACCATTCTTCTTTGGCATAAAAAATAAAACTCGCTGATATCTTCTTAGTCCTTTGTGTTTTCCATTTTTATGCTTAGTAGCAAAAATATCAACTATTGAACTTATTTGCCACTCTTGAAACTGAAAATTAACACCTGCAAACTCTCCTGATGTATGTTTCAGTAAAGAAGCGAATTTTATACACTTCATAGCCAAATCTTTATCTAAACAATAGTTAGTATTTTTTAACTCTTTTTCTTTTAAGATTATGTATGACTGTGCTATATCCCAGTAGTATTCATGACTGTTAAATTTACCCATTTATAATATCCATGAGTGTTGACTTTTTCTCTTCTTCTTTTATCTCAAACTTTTGTCGTGATAGTGGATTTAAACCTAATCTATCCATGTAGTTAAGCATTTGTTTTTCGTGGTGCTGTGCAACTTTAAAGTGAGGATGCACAGTCGTTATTCCGCTATCGCTTGTAATTAAACAATCATTCTCATTTGCTGACAATAGATATTTAAAATAGTTTTGACAGCTTAGTGCATACATAACAAGTATCTGCTTATCACATTTATCATATAATCCTAAGTCCATTAAGTCGTTAGTCACAATAGCTAAATACTCATATCCAACTGATGTCATATTTTCAATGCTTGATACATTCTCAATATCTCTTTTGACATTCTCTTTAATTTCTATTTTTTGTTTAGGTTTAATTTCTATCCCTACTTTCTTTTTATTGATTTCAATCTCTTTTACAAGTGCAGCAACTTCATGCTCATCGTAAAAAGTTTTACGACCTTTTTTAACTTTTGTCAATTCACCACTTGCTACATATCTGCTAAGAGTCATCTTTGAGCAGTTGAGTATTTTAAGTGTATCTGTGTGTGTGTGCATTACTGTTACCTTTACTGTTACCTATTGGATTGTTTTCAAACATACAAGCGATAAAAAAGAGACTAGGCATCGATTACCAGTCCTACCCATGTGTGAGCTTTCAACCGTACCCCTCATCTGCTATCTATCTCTTCTTGACTGTGATGTTTTACTGTTGTGACAAGATATGCATAGAACTTGAAGATTGTCATAACTATAAGGCTCTCCACCATCTTTAATCTCTTTTATATGGTCTACTATCATCTTTTGCTTTGCCATCCCACACATAGCACATATACCACTATCACGACCTAATATATGCTTTCGTATCTTTCGCCATCGTGTGCTATTATAAATCGCTGAACTTTCTTTACTCCTTGCTGTATTGTTATAACTCTTTGCATTTTCTGATTTACATAACTCGCACGACTTTGTTTTATATATTCCGTGCTTGTTACATATCTTTCTATTTATACTTGGCATATTAATCCTTTACCCATCTATGTTCATCGCACCAACAATATGCAATCTATCTATAGGCATATCATCATAAGTTCCTTTGATAACAGTTACCTCTTTAACTTCAATAAACTTAGCAATCATCTCATCATCTGTTAGTTTCTGCTTTACGACTACCTTCTTCTCACTACTTAATATCTCTTGATGCTTTTTGTTCTTCTTCCTAATGACTTCGACTTGTGCTTTGCTTATACTTATTTGAGGGCTTCTTCTCTTCTTAAATGTACTCTTCTTCTTACTTGTTGAACATCCTGCACAGTCTATATCTCCTGACTTTGATTTAGACTGTGCTTCTCTTTTTACTCCACAGACAGTACATACTTTATAAAACTTCTCTTTCTCAAACTTAATATAACTCATAGTATTAAAGTCAAAGTATGGGTTTTGTATCTTGCTTCTCGAATACTTCCTACTACAATCAGCACAATGTATTCTTTTTCTCTTTGTTACACAGAACTTAACACTGGAACACTCAGTGCAAAAGTAAATATACTTCTTTCTTTTTGTTGTTTTGCTCCATCTTATCTTTGATGGATTAGTTACTTTGGTACTACATCCTCTGCATAGTTGGTTTTCAACTGGCTTAGACTTAACCTGAGCAACATCACCGCACATTCCACATACTCTGTTAAACATGGTCTTCACTTCTTAAAATTCTTATTTGTTCCTCGAGATACCACTTCGCCTTAAGCAAATCTTCTAACCCATTTTTTCTTTTATATCTACTTACATACTTAATCACATTTGCTATGCACCATGTGAACTCTCCATCATTGGCGTTTATATATTCAAGAGGACTTATCTTTAAGTCTGTATAATGCTTTGGCTCTATTGGGTTTTCAGTATTACTTTTAAATGAAAACCCCTTAAAATATATTTCTTCATCTTCTATCAAATCTTTCTCAAATTCGTTTCTTTCTTTTTGTGTCATAATTTATTCCTTACGCTGATTTTAATTGTTTGTTTATATAAGTTACTTCTCTCATTAGCATTAAATCTGTTTCATATCTAACTTTTTTGATAAATATTTTTATATTCTCTTTTGTGAAATAGTTAATGCTTTCTTTTACTTCAATTCCAAAATATAAATTAAACTTTTTTATATAGTAATTTAGTGCATCGTTTTCAGACATTCTTTGTAAATGATTTTCCATATCATCAAAAATAAACTCTCCGTTTACCATTCTCATTGATAGCTTTCGCTTTGTATGTGCTTCTCCATAAGTTAGCATTACATATTCTCCATTTCAATTCTTACACCATCAAACTGTGCATATTGTTTTCTTACTTGTAGGTGGCACACTTGACTATCATCCTTGTAAGCAACTCCATTAAGTGCATCTTTTATTGACTTTGCTAAATTGTCTGCATCTGGTCTTGATATATGCCATCCTGCATTTTCTTTTTTCGTTTTGCTCCAACTCTTAGGTATCTTAAAAAAGAAGTCTAATTTTATAGCTATTGGCTTCTCTGATGGATAACCTTTGTTTTTTGATACATAGGCTAGTCTTATCACTTCTTTGTAGTCTGTGTACTCTCTAGGGTTGTATGTTCCTCTTCTAGTTACACGAGGTCTTGGCGCAGGTTTTGGTTTTATCTTTATGAAAGTTGTTATCATAGATACTCCATCTCTTTATATTCTGTGTAAAATTCTTCTGATAACTCAATTAGAAATTCTTTCGGATAATGTTTGTAAAACTCTGAACTATCAAATCCATTGGGGCTGAATTTACCTCTATG